TATCAATACATTCTTTTATTTTAGAAACATTTTTACCACCTAATCCCCAAAAAAAATTTACTTTTTTATCCGTCTCAGGCCAACCTTTAGATATGGCCGGCCAAATCTGATGAGATAAACATTTATCCCAATTCATAAAATGACAATTAATCATTTGTTTTTTATCCTATTCCAAGCAATACCATCTCTTATTTCATTCATAAAATATTGATTTGCTAATAAACTATCAAACCATTCTTCTCTATTATCAGGATAGAATGGTGTTTCTATTAAAGACAAATCGGTATATGATACTGGTTTTGCCATTGACACTTCATCACAAAAAGAAGGCACTCCTTCCAATAAAGCATCTACAGCTGCTGTTGATTGGCAAGTAACAACTGCCCAAGCAGTAGATAACATTTTTTCAAATGATTTATTATCATCCTTAGTTTTAATAACTATCTTTCTTTTGGTGATTTTTTTTAATTTTTCTATTGTTTCAATTTCCCAATTAGGAATATGATACCATTTTTTAACATGGTCTGATGGTGGTAGTACAATTATATGGTCTCCTGTTTTTTTCCAAGGTTTTATTTCATAAAAACCTTTATATCTTTTTATTCTTTCGTGATCGTTGTTATCTAATTTATCTATATAATTTATCATCAATCCGTTTTTAGTTATTCTATACATCTTGTCATTAAATATAGGATTGATTTCATGTTCTTTTGCTTTAAAATGATAAGCATGGTCAATATGATAATAGGTGTGTTTTATTGTTTTACATTGTTTAATCAGATCGCCTGTACCTCTTAATATACCAAAAATAACAATTGGATATTTTTTTATATCATCTAAAGAAGGATTACCATCATTTTTTATAAAAGAAGGCCAAGTAGCTCGTGATAACATATCAACTTCTTTTCTGTATTCATGTATTATTCCTTCTGCTGATTTAACGAAAGGTTTGATTACTTGATCTGTTACCCACCTTGTACAAAATCCTTGTATCATAATTGTATCTTCACCATATTGTTATAAACATTATACCAATCACTTGAATAATCGCAATCAGAATAATTTTCAAAATATGGGCCACCCTCGGTATAATGAATATTTTTTACTTCTTCTTTATAAGGATATTCTCCTACTAACCAATTCCATTCTAAAGGTAATGAACCTATAAGTTCTTCGTTTTCTAACCATTTAAATTGATGTAGTTCTAATCCACTGGCTTTATTAACGTAATCTGGAGTTAGTCTTGTACATTTTTTACAATTCATTAACATAAAACTTGACCAATTCTTTTTAGGATAAGCCGTCTGTATGTGTCCTAAAAACTTTGTTTCTGTTCTAGGTACATAATCGTGTTTAGAAACTTGAACAGCATACTTGTCGTCTCTCAATCTCCAAAGTTCTTCTACATCAGCTTTCATTAACATATCACAATCCATAAACAATGCCCAGCCTTGATAGTTCATAAGGTGAGGTATAATAAATCTACTAAAAGAAAATTCAGTTGATGATAGTATATTTCGTTCTCTTAAAAAATCATCTTTAATATTTGGTAAATATATTGGAGTTATGGAAACAGGTTTCGTACTATTTCTTAATATACTTTCAGATAATACGTGATAGGCTATTTTTTCTTTACTATCATATCCTATAAAAATGTTTATCATACTCTAGCCTCAGGACTTTTACCAATTTGTTTTCTTTCTGGACCTTTAGTATGATCGTATAGTGATCCTAATATTGATCTTGCTTGTACATGACCTACTTTTTTGTCGCCGATATCTATATTGACAGTATTCTTTTCTTTTTCAAATTTTTTTCTAACCAAATCCCATATGTAACTATCATGTTGTTCTTTTTCTTTATATATTAAATCTTCATCATACATCTTTTTAATTTCTTTAAAATAATCTTGTGTATCTTTATGTTTTAGATTCCATAATAAAAATCCACATTCACTATAATGTTCCCCTCTTCCTAGATATGTCATCATTCTATCTTCTTTATATAAATTATTCTTAATAAAGTCTAATGTTAAAGGTTTATAAAAAACACTATCAGCATCCACCCATATCAATATATCATAATTAATATTAATACCAGATTGTATTACTGAATAAACTTTATAACAAAATCTAACACCATCAGTTATATAATCTTTAAATTTCTTATCTTTATTTCTTTCAACAAAATTTTTACAATCATTATTTAATTTTATTACTTTATAATTTTGTTTTATATTAAATAATGTTTCTGTGTATATATTCAAATCAAAAGGCCAATTATAAGTCTCAACAAATCTGTGAGCGTATTCTTCATATAATTTTTTATTAAAAGATGTTATAACTAAAATTTTATTGTTGTTCATAAACAAATATATTTTCTTTACCATTAATACCTTTTAATATATAATTATATTTCTTTAAATATTCTATTAAATTATTACGATATTGTTTTTCTATATCATCTCTAGTAGGCAATTCTAAACATAAAACAGGTTTGGATTGTTGTATTGTTTCTATAGCTCCTTCAATTACTTCTTTTTCATGTACTTGACAATCAACTTTTATAAAACCTATATCTTTAAATTTATAATCATCAATTTTTTTAACGTCAACTGTGATAGTTTTTAATTCTTCTAGTTTAATTTCGTTACCTGTTGTTCCTTTTTGTACACCAAAATTATTTAAACTAGCGTTACCACATTCTTTACTTGAAACATATAAAGGCATTTGTATATTGTTTACGTTTGAAATAGCAACATCATATAACGTATAATTTTTAAATTCTTTTAAATTTTCTTTATAACATTCTATATTGTCAGGAAGTGGTTCAAAGGCATAAACGTGATTAAATTTTAAACACATATCTTTTGACCAAAACCCTATATTACTACCAACATCTATACAATTTTTTTTAAAATCTTTAATAAAAGATAAAGCATATTCTCTTTGCAAGTATTGATACTGGCAACCTTTGTCTTTGATTCTTATTATATTATCTTCAAAATGATTGTCCCAATCTGGTAAATACCAACCTTTTACATTTTTCATTTAGCAATACTTTCATAACCTGCTTTAGCTATATAGTAAGCATCTATTATATCTGTAATTGGATTGTTTAATGTTGGTATATCAAATGTTTTCATCATGTTTGTACCAGTATCAGCAGTAAACTGTTCATACATCTTTTGTTTGTCTGCGTTACCTTTACCTGTAGCAAACTTCTTAATAACACTTGGTACTAATATCTTATAATCATATTCTTTTAATCTATATTTTAATATGCCACCATTTTCTGCTATTTGAAATATGGCTTGACCTTTACTACCATAAGAATATCCTTCAATAAAAATTTTAGGGTCTGTTAATTTGTTTATGATTGATAGTGCCCAAGTAGATAGATTCGCAAATCTTTCTATAGGATTTGTGTACTCGGTATGTTCTGTACCTAATATATTTTTCATCATATTACCAATATGTTTTTTTTTACTAGTTAAATAGTAAAAGTAACAATCTTCAAATTTAAAACTACCATTACTTACACAAATGGCTGGAGAATTTAAACTGAAATCAATCCCAACTGTCGTTATCTGTTTCACTTTTTTCCTCATCTATCTCGTGGCTACAAAAAGGACACGTAATTGGATTCATTTCGTGTATCTCGTTGTTCCATGCTATTACATATTTAGTTTGACAGGAAGGACAAGTTTTTGTTTGTTTAGTAATCATTATAGTTTAAACTTTTTAAATTGATCTTTAGTTACGTCTTGTTTAATACCACCAATAACATAACTTTCTATTTCTGTTTCTTGTGGTGCGTTTTGTTGGCCTTTACTATTTAACCAATGATCTACCCAAGGTAATGGATTTATCTTAGTATCATAAACAGGATCTAAACCAATGGCCTTCATACGTCTATTGGCCATATATTCTACAAACTGGTGTAAAAGTTTTTCTGATAATCCTATCATTGAACCTTGTGAGAATAGATAAGTTGCCCATTGTTTTTCTGAAGCAACAGCATCATCATACATTTTATAAACTTCTTTATCTGTATCTTTAATAATCTTTAACATCATCTTATCGTTCTCTACGTCTTTATAGTTATTAATTATTCTTTGTGATACTGCTAAGTGTTGGCTCTCATCTCTAGCAATAAAGGATATAATCTTTGCTGAACCTTCTAGTAACTTTAATTCGCCAAAAGCAAAACTACAAGCAAACGATACATAGAATCTTAAGCCTTCTAATATGTTAACAGTTATTAATGCCTTCCATAATCTAGTTTTCAATTCATACATATCAACTTTATCTGGTGTTAATTGATACTTGTAACCCATTTCAATAAGGTCATCATAAGATTTTGTTACAGACTCGGCTCGTTCTTCTATCTTCTTATCTTCAATAATTGTATCAAAGATTTCTCCAGGATTAGCATAAAGATTTTTAATAATGTAAGTATATGATCTACTGTGTATTGTTTCCATAAAATCCCATGTTACAATACAACCTTCTAATTCAGGTAAAGAACAAAACGGTAAAAATGCCAAACAAGGTCCACGTCCTTGTACGCTATCTAACATTGTTTGGTATTTTAGATTGGATGTAAATATATTTTTTTGTTCTGGTCTTAAATCTAAATAATCGTTACGATCTTTTTGTAATGATACTTCTTCT